TGATCAGCAAAAGGCTATGGTAAACCATATAGGAGACTTAGATCGTAAGATGAACACTACTCAGTTCAATCTCGATCAACTTGCGGTAGGCAAACAAGCATTTGTAGATATGCTTACCAAGAGCTTAGAAGAGGCAGTCAAAGAAGCTGCTTAGGGGTTGCGGTAACACCTAGTTAAGTGTTATAATGTATACATAAAAGTACTTAACTAGGCACACTATGACCGTATATATTAGAAGGCTTAGGGAAGCAGACTTACCTTCAGTACTAAAAGTATCAAAGTGGCTACACGAAAACTCACGGTATAAAGTTTTCAGCTACAATGAAGACAAAGTAAGAAAGCTGCTATCTCTAAGCCTTAAACCAAATAGCCCTGTATATGTGTCGGTGGCTCTTAAACAAGGCTCTGACGATATACTAGGATACTTCCACGGGTATGTAGATCATCATTATTTTAGTGACATGAAATACGCAGGGGATTGGGCAGTATGTATACTACCGGAATATCGTAGACATGCCCCAAAGATACTAAAGCAAATGGTCCAAGCTTTTGAAAAATGGGGCCGGAAAAACGGCGCAGAAGAAATCTCTATCGGCGCGTCTACTGAAGCCTACGGTACTGGCTATAAGAAATTTCTAACAAGGATGGGTTATAGGGACGTAGGTTTCCTCGCCGTGAAAGGATAAACAGATGAGTTTTAATTCAACCACTTCGGTTACCAACACGGGACTAGGTGATGATCAGTATGAACAGCTTCAAACTAATCAGACGGGTCTTGGTGATCAAGCCCAAGAAGGTTTTACAGCCGTAGGCGAAGGTATCACTGGGCTTGGTACTAAAATCGAAGGCGCTACCACAGGCATTAATGCTAATACTAATACCGGATTTACTAATCTTACGGGTGTTGTACAAGGCTACGGTGATGCCCTTACGCAGGGTCAAACAGACGCTGCTACGGGTAGAGCTAAGTATTATAATGACATGCTTACGGCGCTACAGAACAATACAGGTGGCCTAGCTACACAAGCTTCTCTTGATACTGGTTTTCAAGACGCTACTAGTAGATTTGATACATTAGATACTAGCGTTGGTGGGGTACAGTCTGCGGTAGACACAGGGTTTACTGACACAAGCAATCAAATGACAGAGGGCTTTGCAGACGCTGGTAGTAGGTTTGACAGTCTTGATACAAACGTGGGCGGCGTACAGTCTGCGGTTGATGCTGGATTTGATAGCGCGAATACATCCCTTAATAATCTTGGTGCTGATCTTAATAGTGCAGAGACAACTATCACAGGCAATCAAGGTACGCTGCAAGATAGTGTCAATACTATGTCCGGCAATCAGGACGCATACGCTACGTCTTCTCTTGAAAACCAAGCCGCTCTACAATCTGGTCAGGATACATTCTCATCTAACTTCGATAGCTTTGTAGACAGGTATGGACAAGATACTGAATTGGCTACAACAGCACGGGCTGATCTTGCCACCGCACAGGCAAATCAAACTGATCGTCTACGCGAAGACCTTGGTGAGTATGCACAGGCAACTGCTACAGGTCAGGGTGATATTGCTAAAACTATCGGCACTCTGGGTACAGGCATTGACGCTGGCTTTAAAAACGTGGGCGCTGCTATAGGTACAGGCTTTTCAGACGCTTCTCTTGCAGATCAAACAGCATCAGAAAATCTTTCAACTAGACTTGGTAATGTTCGAGATTTGATACAAACTTCTAGTGATACGCTTGAGGCAAGCACTAGAGACCAGTATACTAAACTTGCTAACTCTTTTGATGAAAATGGTCAATTGATTGCAAACTCTATAGACGAACAAGGCAATACAATATCACGGACTATGGACGCTCAAGGCGTTATTATGGAGCGCAAGATTGACGCCAACGGCAATGAGCTAAGTGCTGTCTCTATGGACGTAGACACTATGCTGGGTAATGCAGAAGCCTATGAGCAATCGTTGATGGGTCAACTTGATCGGCGCTTCGACTCCGCAGAGGCTAGTACTGGAGCGGAACTACAGGCGATTGCTAGAGGCTTTACTCAGCAAGATAAGAAGCTGGATAACCAGACCCGTGATCTAGCAGGTCTAGCCGCTGAACAGACCAATCTTGATGATAATATGCGAAATGAATTTAGACAGCTTGGTCAAGCATTTGATGATCAGGGTAACTTAATTCAAAACTCTGTAATGGAGAATGGTACTACTGTATCCCGCGCCATTGATGACAACGGTAATTTAATGTTGCGTTCTTTTGATGCCCAAGGAAATCGCATGGGTGATCAGGTTATGAATATTAACAGAAGTCTTAATAACTTAGCGCAACTAAGTACTATTCAAGGGGCCAATACATCAATGGGTAATTTAAGTCCGGCGATGTCTAACGCAGCACCAAGCACTGGATTTGCTTCCCCTTACGCAACAACGAGGTAACAATATGCATCCAACAAACGTATCCCCAGATTGTGTAGAACTTGTTAAAAAGTTTGAAGGTCTACATAAACTGAAGGATGATGGTTTAGTCCATTCGTATAGATGTCCGGCAAATAAGTGGACACTGGGCTACGGAGCCACTAAAGGCATCCGCTCTGGTATGCGCTGCACAGTAGAAGAAGCTGAACAGCGTCTAATAGCAGACTTAGACGAACACGGTAAGATTGTTAAACGACTAGTTAATGTACCACTGACACAGGGGCAGTATGATGCTCTGGTATCATTTGTATTCAACTTAGGTGGTGGTGCATTTAAGTCATCAACTTTGCTGAAAAAATTGAACTCAGGAAATTACGATGATTGTCCAGAGCAAATCATGCGGTGGAACAAGGCCCGTGTAGACGGTAAGTTACAGCCCCTGCGCGGATTGACTAGACGCCGTGCGGCAGAGGCCGCTGTCTTTAGCCGTGATGCACAGTTACCCTCTGATGAGGGTGGGCCAGAGATGCCACAGAAGCCTACCGCAGAAGCACCTAAGTCTTTGGCAAAGTCCAAAACAATGGCGGGTGCAGGTATTGCTGGCGCAGCAACAGCCCTAAACGAAGTATCTGGTCAAATACAGGGTTTGGTAAGCTATGCTCCAATGCTTAAAACAATATTCCTAATACTGGCTATTGGGGGCATTGCGCTGGCAGCATATGCACGGTTCAAAGACAATAAAGAAGGCATTCACTAGTGTTCGTCTTTGGAAAAATAAAGACCTATATCATAGGTGCATTGGCATTAGCCTTACCTATAATCTACGTAATGGGTCAGGTTACTGGACGGTCTAAAGAAAAAAACAAAGTGCTTAAGGATGATCTACAAGCACAGAAAAAAACTACTGACTTTTATAAGGCAATGGCAGAGCATGAAAACGACAACATTACTGATCGTAAGTCTCTTACTGAGCGGCTGCGGGGGAACGGTCTATAGGACCAACCTAGAGGTCTACTGCCCCCCAATGGCAGACTACTCAAAAGAATACAACGAAAAGCTGGCAGAAGAACTAACAAGTCTTCCGCAAGACAGTGATGCTATCGAAACTGCCGTTACCGATTATATACAGCTACGGGATCGTATTAGAGCCTGTGAAAATAAGAAGGATAATCTCTAATGGGTTGGTGGTCTGAAAATATTGGTGGCGGCAATAGCTTTGGAGAAAGTGTTGCAAACGCATTTACCGCTGGCGATGGTAAAGAATACCAAGGCGGTACACTTGTTGATACAAATACCAACAAAGTTATTGGCGGTGGTATTATGGACAGTAGTAGTACTGGTCAAAATAATAACAACGCACAAGTAGGTTCTACGTCTTCGGGACACGGTAGTAGTAACAGTGTTGGACAAATAGTAAGCAACACAGTTAGTGACGTTACAGGTGGCTTGGGTAGTTCTATCTTTGGCAAGACACATACCGTGGCTAAGGGCGATACCCTTTCTGAAATCGCACAGAAAAACAATACTACTGTTCAGGCATTAATAGACGCTAACCCAGAGTTAGCACAGGACAACGGTAATGTTATAACGGTTAACCAAAACCTGACTATTCCCTTTGGTGGGTTTAACTTTGGTTTTAACAACAAAGAAGAAGATACTTTAAAAGGTACATACAAGACTAGTAGCACTGTAGGTACGGCTGTTAGTGCTGGTCTCACTGGCGGTCTAAGTTTAATACCTAAAGCCTTGGGCGCACTCACAGGCTGGGCAAACGGCCTTGATCCCGAAAACCAAGCGTCTGGTACATATAAAGATAAGAACGGCAAAGATAATCAGGTATATGATAACGGCGATGGTATGCTGTATTCATATAACTTTCTAA